CTTTTTTTCTTTTCTTTTTGCCACCTGGTGTGACTTTACCTGAACATACTGCTGATGCATACATATTAGCATACGCTGATGGATACACCTTAAATTTTCGCTTCGCTGCCGATTTACCTCTTGGACATAGTTTTGCCATTATACTACCTTCTTTTTATTTTTCATTTTAGCACCTGCAATTTTATCTGCATAAGTTGGATTAGGATTATTATCTATTCCTGCTCTTACAGATAAAGTGCCAAATGTTTTTTTAATTTTGTTTACGTTTGATTTTTTATTCATCAAACCTGTTCCACGTTTTAAACCAACTCTACCACCTTTAGCTTTTTGCTCAGAAACTTTTGGAGTTTTTTTAAGGTTAGTTGCAAATGTAAAATCATCTTTTTTAAAATCTTTGTTTTTACTTTCAAATAAAGTTTGTTTTAATTTTGCACCAGAGGCTTTTGTTTTTTGTTGTTGAATGGCTAATTTACTTTTAGCTTTTTCTAACCTTGTTTTATTAACTTTTGGAGTTACTCCAACTACAGTGGAAATCGTGCTTGATTTTTCACCTGGTTTTCTAGCTAAATCAAAAAGTTTTTTTCCAAATCCTACAAATCTGCTAGCCATTATTTTTTTCCTCCGTTTCTAAAAATTTGTGTACCCTTTATACCATAAATACTTGCGACGACAAGTATCCAAAGATTAGTAAACCATGAAGGGAGCTGTGAGAACATATCAAAGAACAATTTTACCTTGTCCATAGCAGTTGGGTCGTCTGATATCACTGCCCAAGCAAGCACCAACACGGGCAAACTGAGAATTATCAAAACTGCCTCATCTTTCCAGTCTGATTGTCTAGCCTCTAGCAATTTTCCTTGGTAAGCTTCGTCACCTCGGGCCATACGTTCAGCATGCATTAATTGTGCATCTGACATTGCCATCTTCGTCTTCTGCTTGTTAGCGTAAATCTTACTTCCTGCAGAGACGGCTAGTTTAATTGCCGATAACCACATAAATTAGTACGCTTTAGAGTTTCTTTTTTTCTCTGGTAACATTCTTTTCTGACCGCCAACTGGCATTTCAGGTTTTCCTGTACCAATATAATTAAAAGCTTTATCAGCAGTTGTTTTAGATCTAGGATCTATCTCAACACTTTGATCAGCAACTTTAATTTCCTTAATTTTATCAAGTTTTTGCATTTATGCTCCTTTTTTAACCCCTTTTATAACACCTTTGTTCTTAGATGCATAGAATATCTTTTCACCCCTCTTTTTACCATACTGTTTTTTCATGGATTTCATAATTTTTTTACCTTTTTTGTTTAATGGCATTAATCATCCTCCATCATAACCTGTGCTTGTTGTATTCCTGACTTTGCAAGGCTAACTCCAGCACGTAATTTTGATAAATCTTCGTTTTGTTCCAACTTATCTTCAAAATTTTCACGTTGTTGCATCAATCTTGCTCTTGCAAGTTCAACTTGTGCCTGATCATTGTCTCGTTTACGCTCATTTTCCATCGCACGTAGGTCAACTTCACGTGATTTTAGTTTTAGAAGTGGGTCAGAATCAAATTGTGATGTAATTTTCTTCTCTTCTCTCATAAAATCTTCTGTCATTTCTGCAATCAACACTGCTTTTCTAGCTTCAACTTGCTGAGCTATTTGTTGTAGCATCTGTGCTGCTTGTGGATTTGTTGGTGCTTGTTGTTGTAGAGTTTGTAACTGCATCATTTGGTCTCTAAACTCTAATTGTATTTGTTCTTGTGCCATTAAACTTATGTGTTCTAAAATATTTTTTTGTATAGCCGCCATAATCATAGGATTATTTCGAACCATATTCGTTGACATAAAATTTAAGTGTGCTGTGATGTGTGCTCTATGGTCTTGACCAGGGAAAGCTTGAAAAGGTTTACCTGCCATTGCATTAATGTGTTCCATACTTGGATCCATCGGTGCCATTGGTGCAGGTGGTGGTAATATTTGATCAATATTTTTTACACCGATTGCTTCATACATCTTTCGATACGCATTATATAAATTATGAATTTGTGGATTTGATTGTGCAAGTTGTAATTCTGTTTGTGCCATAGATATTCTTTGTGCCATTGAAAAAATATTTGGATCAGCAACAGGTAAAACATCAACCCTATCGTCAAAATCTATTTGTTTAATAGTTCTTGCACCGCCCACTACATCATAAGGATACTCTGGTGGTAAATATTGTGACACAACTTTAGATAATAATTTAAATTCTTTTTTCATACCTGCATATAATCTTTTATGAATAGCAGACATGACTCTTGAACCACGTTCTAATAATGCAATTGTTGTTCCAACAGCAGCAGATTGATTACCATCACCCACTTGCATATCAGCAATAGCAGCGAATCTCTGACCTGCACCAACAACTATACCCATTAGCTGTAGTAATGTTGCTGATGGTTCTTTGTATGGTAATGGAAAGAATGCATCACGTAATGATCCACCTGGTGCATCAACATCTTTAAACTCACCTGGTTGTATAGGTGCAGCCTCGTCTCTAACTCTAACACCTCGTTGTTTAAATCCTGCTGGTAAATTAGATAATGTTCCTGCGTCTAGCAATTGACGGAGAGCAGCCGTTGCGGTTCTGCTCAATCCGCCAATCATGTGAATTAATCCAAAGCCATAAAATCCAAGACCTGGAAGAAATTTAAAATGAACAAAATATTGGATTTTAGTTTTCTTTAGATCATCAGGTGCATAGTTACGTCTGATAGATAAAACTTTTCTGCCACCCTCTTCAACAGTGACAATGTAAGGGAGTTTAATTCCTGTAGGTTCACCATCAGCATCAACTTCTTCAAATCCTTCTAAATCTAAATTAACATGACACTCTAAAACAGTGTACATTGGTTCGTTACGTCCAGTTTTTTTAGTTCCTTCTAATTCTCTTTCCTTTTTTTCTAATTCATTATTTGAATCTATACTTGGTGGTGCAAGTTCAATATCAGAATAAAAACCATTCACTTGTTGTTTTCTCAAATCATTTTCAGATATTTTTAATTTATGGATGATTGATTCCGCATCGTCTAATGAGGTAGCCGTATACGGAACAATCAAATCCTCAGCGGGTACAAATTTTGACACCGCTCTTCCCAATAGTTGATCATAGTAAACTTTTTTAAAAGTTGATCCAGCTAATGGTAAATGAAATAACATAGAATCAAACTCAGGTTCATATTCTTGCATTTGATCCATGATTAAATAATTCATAAAATCTTTAACACGTTGTGACTGTTGTTCTACAGGTGGACTTGATATACCCATGATCTGTGTTCTAACAGGTCCTTCTGCTGGTAATAATTCTTTGTATGCTTGTGCTTGAAACTGTGTAACTGCTTCAGCTAAAACTGGATGCGTTGCACCTGAAGCCCCTTGAAATGGCTCTGTTCTATTTTCATATTTAAATCCTAAAAGATCTAAACCTTGTATGTAGCCTTGCTCCCAATCTTTTCTAGAAGTTTTATAATCCATATAATTTTGAACCATTTCGTTTCCTAGTGGTTCTAAAATATCGTCTGGTAAAATATCTGCTAAATTATCAAAATGATTTTCTGTTCCTGGAATGTTAATGGCACCTGGTTCAAAATCAATTGTTGCACCACCATCCTCTTCTGGTGTTACTTCAACAGGACCTTTTTGTTCTACTACTTCCTCTTCAACAACTTCTTCAGCGGGTAATTCGATTTCTGCTCTAACTTCGTTAGGAAGCGACTTGTCTATATCTGCCATTTAAATTTCTCCAGTCTTAGGTTTTAACTTGTTTTAAAGGAACTTTCAACCCTTGAGGATTGGGACCTCTCTTTGGCGGTGGGCCAGACTTTACACCTCCAGATCCAAGTGGCTTGTCTATCATACCACCATCTTTCATTCCTTCACCTCTCATTTCTGCCAATACTAACTGTATTGCTGATAGCTCTGACATGTTACCTAAATTTTCAAACACACGTCTTTCAAATTCTTTTTTCTTAGATGGGCTAAAATTTTTTGAGTATTTATCTGTTAGTTCTGACATTAGTAATATATCCTCTTTTTTTTCTCCTTCATCTCCTCCACATAATCCTCTGGGTGAGAAAGTAGTCCACCTTGCCTAAATCTCATGATCGCTTGCGTGGTGGAGTCAACCAAGTCATCATGATCCCCATATGGAAAAGCTGCGCATTCTTCTATTACCTCTTCAGCGAACTTTTGTTCAGGAGCCCAGATAATACCAGATTCAAATAAAGGTGCAACAGCATTCACACGAGCGTGCTTATCGTTTCCTTTTGATGGTGTAAAGTTTGTTACTGGTATATCCATTTTCCGTAGTTCGTAAGTCAAAGGCAGTCCTGAAGCTTTAGCCTCCACGATAACTGTTTCAGGTTGCCAGTATTTATATTGTTCAAGGGCTAGTCTTCTAAGTTCAGGAAATTCATATCTACCTTTAATTGAATCTAATAACATTAAGTTTGCACCCTCATCTTCGGATGGATAAAAAATACCCCACGTGGTTATAGCACTATAGTCTGCTGTTTCTTTTTTTAAAAACGCTGTATCATAAGATTGTATTACATGGTGAATATTTGGTATCCAGTCGTGTTTCCAAATACGCCACCACTCACGTTTTAATATTGCACCTTCTTCACTAGTTGGTTCTTGCATCCATTGTGCGTTCCATTTAGCAACAGGTAGTGCAGCTTTAACTTTCTCTAACTCATCTAATTTCCAATACTCAGGCCACACTGGTTTAATTCCTGATTCGTGTTCCAAGAGTGCTGGAAATTCAACCACGTGCCACTTATCAGCTTTAACTTCTTTTTGTGAAGCAACCAAGGCTCCCGTTAAATCTTTCGTAGACCATCTTGTCATTACTAAAATTATTTTACCACCAGGTTGTAAACGCTGACGTGGACCTGATGTATACCACTCGTAGGCTCGCTCTAAAGATGCTTTGGATAATGCGTCTTGCTCTGAATGTGGATCGTCAATGATTAATAAATCTGCACCACGACCTGTGATTGCTCCACCAACACCCGCTGCGTAATATTCACCGCCATCAGATGTTTCCCAACGTCCCGCTGCTTTAGAATCTTCTTGTAATTTTGTTTTAAAAATTTTTCTATAATCATCACTATCGATTAAATTTTTTGCTTTACGACCAAACCTGATTGCTAGTTCTGCCGTGTGTGTTGCTTGAATAATTTTTAATTTTGGATCACGGCCCACCATCCATGCTGGCAGAAGATAAGATGCAAATTCTGATTTAGTATGCCTTGGTGGCATATTAATTATCAGACGATTTATTTCACCCGTCGCCAATTTATTAAACTTATCTGCAATGTGCCTGTGGTGGGACCCCTCTACAAAATCTGGCCACACACATTTG